TAACAGCACGATATGGGAGCCGTTCGCGAGTAATGTGGAAAGCATGGGAACGAAACGAGTCAACTGTGAACTCTGAGATGGAAAAACTCGTCAAGCATGTCATGGATCTCACGAATAGGGAGTTGATGTAATGGCTGTTGTTATACCCATCGTCTCCGAGTTTGACGGCAAAGGAATCTCGAAGGCAATCAAACAGTTCAAGCAACTGGAAACCGTTGGCGAAAAGGCTCAATTTGCTATTAAAAAAGCGGCGGTTCCTGCAGCTGCCGCGCTGACTGGTTTGGCTGTAGCTCTCGGTAGCGCGACACAGGCCGCAATGGAAGACCAGCAAGAGCAAGCCCAACTCGCGTTAACCCTGCAAAATGTGACTGGCGCAGGCGCTAAACAAACAGCCCAAATTGAAGAACAGATCAGCGCCATGAGTCGCGCGTCTGGCATTGCAGACACCGAATACCGCGCAAGCCTTGAAGCGTTAGTCCGTGGAACCAAAGACGTTGACATGGCCATGAAAGACATGAACCTCGTCATGGACATCAGCACCGCACTCCAGATGGATAGCGCCACAGTCGCCGACGCGCTTGCCAAGGCGTATCAGGGCAACTTCAAAGCGCTCCGATCATTGACACCAGAAATGGCAACGATGATTAAAGAGGGTGCAACCCTTGACGAAGTGATGAACGTGCTTGGCGGAACCTTTGGCGGCGCTACAGCAAAGAACGCTGAGACCGCTGCAGGCAAAATGGAAATTCTAAAAAACTCCATCGGTGAAACTAAAGAGTCAATCGGCGCTGCCCTGTTGCCAGTAGTCGAGGCCGTATTGCCAGTCTTGCAACGCTTCGCGGACTGGGCACAAAACAACCCAAACGCTTTCCTTGCCATTGCTGCCGCCATTGGTTTGGTTGCCGCTGCGATCGTCGCCACAAACATCGCCATGGCGCTAAACCCATTTAGCCTTATCGCTGCAGGTGTCGCATTGCTTGTCGCAGGGCTTGTGGTTGCCTACAAAAAGTTTGAATGGTTCCGCACGGGCGTCAACTTTATTGTCAACGCTGTTATCGGATATTTTGAGAATGTCGCCAACGGTGCGATCATGATGGTGAACGGAATTATCCGCGCATACAACGCCATTCCATTAGCGCCGAACATTGACACAATCCCGCACATGAGCCTGGGCCGTGTTGGCCAGTCTGCTGTTGGCGCGGCAAGTTCAATGGGTCTGCCAAAAATGGCAGAAGGCGGAATTATTAGGTCTCCGCAATTAGTTTTGGCGGGCGAGTCCGGGCCAGAAGCAATCGTGCCCCTCGGCAAAGGCGGTGGCATGGGTGGCATCACAATCAACATCTCAGGCGGACTCGGAACATCCACCGACATTGCAAACGCCGTTTATGAGAACCTGCGTTTCTACAATCAGAACGTGGGCCCGCTACGAATTAGAACGGCATAACCATGCCAAGCACCATTCCCAACTGCGGGACATACACCATTGAGGCATACGCCACGGGTCAACCACCAGCCAACGCTTTTATCCTTGACTCATCCGCGCTGGACTCCACAGCTGTGCTTGGCGGCGCAGTCTGGTATGACATCAGCCAATACATCCAAAACGTGCAGATCATGCGCGGCAGGCAAAACCCTTTTCGTGAAGCATCCTGCAACCCTGGCACCGCATCATTCCGCATCTTTGACCCAAACTTCTATTTCTCGGTCGTAAACACGGCAAGCCCGTACTACAACAGCACCGACCAAAGGCTTTCCATTGGCGTGTCAACACCTATACGCATTAGTCGTAACGGCGAGTTTCTGTTTGTAGGCCAAATCACGACCTACGACCAAAACATCCAGCAACCAAACTATTCAACAGTCAACGTGACCTGCTCGGATGCGTTGCAACGATTAAACAACATCAAACTTAATGCACAAACCACGGTCGTGGAATCAACGGGCGCTCGAATTAACACCGTCCTAAATGCTGTAGGCGTGTTAACTGGTGCAGGGGAACGCAACATTGCAACAGGGGTCGCGAACATGAAAGCCAAAGAAATTGAGCAAAGCGTTTCGGTTTCCGAATACCTGTTGCGTATCCAAAACTGTGAATGGGGGCGAATGTTTATTTCACGCTCTGGCGCATTCACAGCCCAGCCACGGGTGCAAGCCGAAATCACTAACCCATTGGCAACCTTGTCCGATACCGGCACAGGGATTGACTACGACACCTTCGACATTGTGAACAGTTGACCTATGCCTGACTACACCATTGGAATCGCTGAACGTATCGCATCGTTGGCAGATAGTTTCGCTACGTCAAACTCGGTTAATCGCAACTACTTTCAAGAAACTAATCAGTCTGTTATTAACAAGGTGACGGTTGCGTTGGCTCCAGATACTCCGACGGCGCTTGACCCTAACCCTGACACCGAGTTTGCGAGCTCTACTGATGGGGACAGCGTTGACACATACGGGCAGCAAGACGGCCCGCTATTCATTACGCTGCTTGCCACGATTGAAGAAGCGGGCGAGTTGTCCCAATACTTGCTTCGAGCAGACCCAGCGTTTTGGTTTAGCAACCTGGCAATATCTCTGAACACGTTGTCTGAGGCGAACAAGAACATTGTTGCGAACTTGGAGATCGGTCAACAGATCGCGGTAACAAAGACTTTCCCTGCTGGGGTGGTTCCGCAGACGGTGACAGAGTATTTGTTTGTTGAGGGGATTAGTCATCGGGTTACACCTGAAACGCATGTGGTGACGATTTATACGGGGCCTGCGACAACATATTTGCAATGGGTTTTGGGCAATTACACGACCACAACGACACGCACCAACCTGGTTACAAATCCAAGCATTGAATCTCCGCCAATCGGATGGAACTTTAACGCCAGCCTTATGACAATCGGGCGATCTTCAACTTTTGCAAACACGGGCAATTATTCAATGGCTGAAACTTTTATTGCCAATGGTACGGCGGACTTGAACCCTGGTTTCATTCCTGTTTCAGCTAATACCGCATACAATTTTTCTGCATATATACAATCGTCTGTTTCAAGGTCAGCGCGTGTTTACATTTCTTGGTATAACGGCGGAACCTTTTTATCAAATAGCGTTGGCACATTGAGCGCCTCAACCACATCAGGTTTTACAAGACGCACAATTACTGGAACGGCTCCAGCTACGGCAACGCAATGTTTTACAAACATGCAGGTTGTTAACGGCGTGACTGGAGACATCCACTATTGGGACTCTTTGTTGTTTGAGCAAGCATCGTCTGCCCTTCCATACTTTGACGGCACATATGCAGAGCCATACACGGGTTACACGCTCACATTCCAAGCATGGAACGGAACCGCTAACACATCAACCTCAACAACCGTCTGGGGCCTCAACTCATCAGGCACAGGCTCCGCTTTAAACGATTCCACCTACGGGCTCGCATAACCTACTAACTTAGGAGACAATATGGCAAAGCAAACCTTCAGCACAGGGCAGGTACTCACCGCAGCCCAAATGACCGCTCTGCAGGCAAACGACTACAACCAGACGGTCAGCGCCAAAACCGCGTCATACGTGTTGCAAGCCGCCGACGCTGGCACACACATCACCATGAACCTCGGAAGCGCCACGACGATCACCGTGAACACCGCGCTGTTCACAGCTGGCGACACGCTTCGAATCACCAACATCGGCGCTGGAACCTGCACCATCACAGCCGGCACAGCAACGGTTACGAGCGCAGGGCCTTTGGCGCTTATTCAATGGGCGTCAGGTATTTTGTATTTCACATCCGCTGCCGCGTCGATCTTTTTCCCTGATGCAATTACTTCTTCGGCCAACAACCTGATTGCAATTTTTAACGAAACTCAGGCAACTAGCACTAATGGCGGGGCAAGCGTTGCAGGCGCATTTACAAAGCGCACGTTAAACACGACGATCACAAACAACATCGGCGCAACTTTGACTTCAAGCGTGATTGCGTTGCCTGCTGGAACTTACAGGGCGTTTTGCATGTCTCCGTTCTTCTTGGTAACAGGCGTAACGGTGCGTTTACGCAACACCACAGACAGCACCACCACCATTAACGGGGTCAATAACTATGTTTCTGCGACCGCTGGGTGCTATGCACAGTTTGAAGGAGTGTTTACAATTGCTGCAACAAAAAACTTTGAGGTGCAGTACTTATGCAACACCGCGCAAGCCACAAACGGTTTGGGTGTAGCAATGACTGGCACCGCTGCGAGCGAAATTTACACACAAATTACTATCCAAAAGATTGCGTAACATGGCAACAAAAGCACAAATAAACAGTCAGATCGGCAACGCAACACGCGAACTGGCACCAGGCACAACGTGGAAATACAATGAACCAGGCAACGGCTATTCCTGCCTCGAATGGATGGACGACCCAGAGTTGCAACCGACGGAAGCCGCAACAATGGCTAAAGCAACAGAACTAGCAAACAACACACCTGCATGACATGGAAGTTGAAGTTGTGGTTTCTTTGGTCGGTGGTGGTTTCGCTGTGGTGGTGGCACTCATCAGCAAGATCGGCCGCGAAAACAAAAAAGACCACGGACAAGTACATCGAATCCTTGGACGCATAGAAGAAAAGATTGACAGCCATGTTGAAAATCACCGCTAAAGATAAAGCAATGTTCGCTAGTTACTTGCGATCAGTCGTCGGCGCGCTCATCGCTGTTTACTCGACAGGGACAACAGACCCACGGGACTACGGCAAAGGTGCAATCGCTGCGATTATCCCGCCATTGCTTCGCTGGGTAAACCCTAAAGACGCAGGCTTTGGGCGTGACAGTAGCCAAAGCTAAACCCGGCGTCGCAGGCGCTAGGGACTACATCGGCAACGCCGACGGCGCATCCCCTGGCCCCCGTGCCGGCATGGATGAATGGATTAGGCAAGCAATAGCCGCATCAAATGGCGCGCTGTGGAACAACGGTTCTTGGGGTCGTCGTGACGTTAAGGGGAAACCTGGCACTATGTCAGTTCATGCAACTGGCAGAGCTGTGGATTTGTCGTATCGCGAGTCGGAGAAACATCCGAAAGCCAACAGAAAAGACGCTTTGGCATTCATGAACATTGTCGTTGCGAACGCTAATGAGTTGGGTTTGCAAATGGTGATCGACTACTTCCCGAAAGAGTTTGGGCGCGCATGGCGCTGCGACCGTCAAGCATGGCTTAAGTACAGCAAGCCAACAGTCTCAGGTGCACCCGGTGGCGACTGGTTCCATGTTGAGATATCCCCACAGGCAGCGGACTCGGTGATCTGGGTAAAAGCTGCATTCTTAAAGGTGTTCGGAGAAATCCCACCAAAGGCTTGATCTATCCTCTAAGGTCGAAGCACCGACAAAAGGACAGGCAATGACTGACCCGCAGATAGTTGACTACAGCGTCTATACAGGAGTCATGGACAACGGCCAAGAAATCTTAGTGCAGATTTTTACCAGCCCAGAGTCGGGCAAGTTCCTACTGGGACAAATCGCATTCAGAACGGCAACCTCAACGTGGGGTCAGCCCATACCTTTGGAGAAACGATGAACTATTTTGCAGAGAAAATCATAGGGCTAGTGCTTTGTACGGTCTTCGGCTTTACGCTCGCCACAGGCGCTCCTAGCGCGTCTGGCGCCCCATCCAGCACTACCCCGATAGCACGGGAATACCTGATTGAGCCGACCACAACTACTAGCTCAACTATTTACATTGACCCGTACACCTCAGCGTGTGAGCAATTTAGTGCGCTTGCCGTAAACCTTGGCTGGCCTGCCGATCAGCGCACCGTGCTCGAATCTGTGATGGCACGCGAAAGCGGATGCCGACCAAATGCTCACAATAAAACACTCAACCGTGACAAATCACAGGACTACGGGTTACTGCAAATTAACGGTCGCTCATGGTCAAAATGGCTGCAACGAAAAGGCATCATAAACCAGACGTCAGATCTGTTACACGCTGAGACTAATTTGCTCGCAGGTTTAGAAATATATAACTACGGTGTCGAACGCTACGGCTTCGGCTGGGGGCCTTGGAGTGTGAAATGAGCGAAGGTGTTGCATGGAATCAAGGCGAATTAACAGAAGAAACCCGACGACTAGTTATGGAGTACGCAATGAACACAGAACACACAATGGCCATGTTTGGTCTTATTGACGAAATTATGAACGTGAGCAACAACCCACACGCGAGCATCATCCAGCGTCTAAAAACAATGAAGAACCAGTTGTCATTAGAAGAACCGATGCCGCTCTACGATGTGACTACACTTGACCTAGCAATCAAAGCACTACAAGCACATTCCTGACCGACAAAGGACATTCCGACAATGGCAAACTGCACAATCTGCAAAACAACAATCGCTTATCCCGACATACAAGGCAAAACACATTTCGTATGTGACGGCCGTGTGCCGGCAAGAAAACTCGCCCCATTCATTGAAGGAATGTTGGCGTCGCAATCATCAGCTGACGCACGCTGGACACGACCACAACAAAACGAGGTGGACGCTGCGATCTTGCACGTTGCGCGGACTAAAGGCTTCTTCACATCTGACGACATTTGGAAGCACCTTGGCGATCAGTTCCCAGTTACTAAGGGCATCGCTGGACGGCTTAATGCAGCATCGCGTCGTGGTCTTATTCGCAATACAGGCGAATTGGCTTATGCTCAGCGCGGTGGCGCGCATGACCATGCACAGCGTCTAAGCGTCTGGGCGGGCATCTGATGGGCTTTGATCTAAGCAACTACGAAACAGTCGAGCAACGCCTAGTCCGATGGTGGGCTGCATACCCCAACGGGCGTGTCTATACGATGATGATGAACTACACAGGCGATGCGTGCGTGTTCTATTGCGAACTATACGCAGACAAAGAAGACAAGGTTCCAGTCGCCACGGGCTACGCCGAAGAAATCAAATCAGACCGCGGCGTCAATGCAACCTCATTTGTAGAGAACTGTGAAACGAGCGCTATTGGTCGCGCCATTGCCAACTGCCCACTTCAAGCGCCGGCATCAGGCCCTAGGCCGTCGCGTAATGAGATGCAAAAGGTAGAGCGCCTGCTCACATCACCACAGCCACAAGTGCACGTTCCCTCTGGTGCATTTGCCACACCCAAGCAATTGGGTTACATCAAGAAACTGGCCAAGGACGCCAACATGGACGACCTGAACCTTTTGGAATTCATACACCGCGAACTGGACGACGATAGCGCCGTGTTAGAGCTGCTTAAATCGCATGAAGCATCCAAGATCATTGAGCGCCTGAAATGATTGCGTTGTTTGGTGCATGGTTATCAGGATTTCTCAGCGCATATGCGTTAGGTGTGGCACTCGAAAGGAAAACACATGACATTGGATGAGCTAATTAGCGCGGTAGAACGCTTGCAGGCGTTGTATCTGACATTGCTACCTGAACAGGGACAAGCCATTGACAAAACTCGATACGCGATTACACATCTAACAGACAAGATTTGGTTAGAAACGATCTGATGAAATTAGACCCAAAGATCAGCGAAGCCGACTTTAAAGACATGGTGGTCAGCATCGCTAAGCGTTACGGCTGGTTAGTTCATCATGATCTGCCGGCACAAAACAGTCGAGGACGTTGGATGACTAACGTGCAAGGCGATACTGGTTTCCCTGATCTGTTCATGGTGCACCCATTTCACGGTGGTCGGCCATTGGTCATTGAACTAAAGGCTGAAAAGGGTAAAACAACACCTGGTCAAAAGGTTTGGTTGAAAGCGTGTGAGTTGGCTGGATGTCATGCAGCTGTGTGGAAGCCCAGCGACATGGAGTACATTCTCTACACTCTGAGCAATCCCAGAGCATAAACAATCGGCTAGTAGCAAGCGTGTGCCTCGGTCGCATGAGGTGGGCGGTAAACAGGGGAACCTGGGTAGACGGTCGCGCCTCGAATCATGCAAGACGAAATGGTTTGGGCAATGCGACTGGGCGATCAGTAAACAGACTGGTGTAATGCAATGGGTTCTGGGATGGGCAATCCAGAGGGTGGAGCATTCACACATCTATTGACCTGCAGATGACATACAGTTAACAAACAAAGAAAGCACAAAC